GGACGAGGACGCGAAGAAGCGCGCGGAGGGGGTCGGCAAGGCCGTGACCCAGTCGGGGGGTTACGAGGCCGTGGTCCGCCGGTTCACCCAGGCGCGGGCCGCCCGGATCGGCGCCCGGCCCGAGGAGATCGCCGGCATCCAGCGGGCCTTCGAGGAGAGCCTGAACCGGGCCCTGAAGGGCGACGAGGGGCAGATCGGCGCCCTCACCACCGAGGCCCGGCAGGACAGGACGGGCGTGACGGGGATGTTCGACCGGATGGTCGCGCTCAACTCCCCGGAGGCCGACCGGGCGAAGAAGCTCAAGAAGGAGGAGGACGAGTTCGACCAGCACGCCCGGGACGTCTACGCGGAGCTGAAGAAGAAGGAGGCCAAGGACGCGGCCGACGCCGACAAGAAGGCCAAGGCCGACCTGGTGGACCGGCTCAACAGGCAGGGCGCCCAGAACGAGGTCCCCGCGCTCAAGGAGCTGGCGGCGGCCAAGGCCGGGGACAAGCTCAAGGCCGACCAGGCCAAGGCCGGGGTCAAGCGGTTCATCGAGAAGGAGGACGCGGGCATCAAGGCCGGGGGCTACGTCGAGCAGGCCGAGGACCTGATGGCGCGGGTCCGGGACCAGGGGGGCGCCGTCGACCCCAGGACCGGCCGGTTCGTGAAGATGAACCAGGCGCAGCAATTCGAGTTCGTGAGGCAGCAGGCGGCGCAGTACCTCCACCGCCAGACCGGGGTGGACCGACGGGGGCGGAAGACGTATGCCAACGCGGGCATGGGCAAGGACGAGACCTGGGACGTCTCGACCCGGATCGCGGCCGAGGCCCGGCAGTCCTACCAGGGCCGGCTGGCCGCGCTCTCGCAGCAGGGCCTGAACGCGCAGGCGCAGACCCAGCAAGCCGTCCTCGATACCCAGCAGAACGTGGCGATGCTGATGAACCGGCTGATGCGGGTCGAGCAGAATAACGGCCGGCTGAACGCCAACAACCGCGAGCAGAACCGGCACCTGCGCGAGAACAAGCCCACCAACCAGGACTTCGGGAACGGGTGATCCTTAAGCTTCCCACCCGTGAACGGCGTGGGATTTCCGGCCGGACCAAAGCAGCTAGTCCGCCAGTGATGAGGGAGGCTTATGGCTCCCCTAGCCCGACCGGAAACGGCCGGGCGGTATTCGCGAGATCGCTGCCGTCTCGACGCCCGTCGTCAACCGTTGGCTCCCGGGTTCGGGAGTGTCTTCGGGCGATGTTCAGATGTTACCAGAATCACCTTACTTTGTCAATGCGGAGGCGCGATTCCTCCCACCCGTAAACGGTGTGGGTTTCCTCGCGATTTTCCCATGAGCGCCGTACTCGTCATCAACGGGGCCACGATCGATCGCGTCGCGACGCGGACCACGCTCCTGGCCTGCCGCGCCTACGCCAAGGACGGGGTGCCGACCCTCACCTTCGCGCGCGCCATCCAGGTCCTCACGAGCGGCCCCGACCCCTGGGACGCGAAGGCCGTCACGCTCACGCAGGACGGGACGCTCATATTCAGCGGCGACACGGGCTCGCACCTGACCCACTACGACCCCCACCTCGGCTGGGTCCGCGAGTGGACCTGCTACGGGCTCGCGAAGCGGGCCGAGTACATCCCGGTCACGGACGCGCTCACGCTCACGGACACGGCCAGGTTCAACGTCGCCTCGGACGATCCCGACTACATCGGCAGCCGCGCCGGCCGGACCATGGGCCAGATCATCCTCGACGTCCTGAGCATGGCCCCGATCCAGGCGGCGCTGACCGCGGCCGGGCTCGGCTCCTACACCTCGGCGGGCGCGGGCGCCTCGGCCACCTGCACCGTCTCGGGCGGGTCGGTCGGCGCGACCTTCGCCGTCGTGACGGGCGGGACCGGCTACACGACCGCGCCCTCGGTCCGGCTCTCGGGCGGGGGCGGCTCGGGCGCCACGGCCACGGCCTCGGTGTCGGGCGGGGCCGTCACCTCGATCACGCGGACCGCGGCCGGCAGCGGGTATCTCTCGGCCCCCGCGGTCATCATCAGCCCGCTCCCGTCGAGCACCCTGGCCGACCTCGACGCGCTCAACGTCATCCCCCCGTTCGAAGTCGCCATCGCGGGGGAGAGGGTGCTCCAGGCGTGCGAGGGCTCGATCCAGACTTGCCACCCGAACCAGTTCTTATACGTCGACACCTCGGGCACGATCCGCTTCCTGGACCCGCGCCAGTTCGTCCAGGACCTCACGCTGACATTGGACGGCAGCGACCCCCGGGTCGGCATGCCCGAGGTCTCTGCGGACTGGTCGGCCTGCTACTCGCGCTGCATCGTCCGCGGGCATGACCAGGTCCTGGCGGTCACGCTCGGGGTCAAGCCCTTCCCGGGGTCGAGCGGCGCGGACGGCGGGCTGGCCGAGGACTTCACGCACGACGGCCTGACGAACACCGCCGCGAAGGCGGCCTGGACCTACACCGATTATCAGAACCCGGGCCAGCCGGTCGGCACGGCGCAGGGCCTGGCCGTCCTGTCGGGCTCGACGCTGGGCTCGATCTCGGTCCAGTTCGCGGGCTACGGCTACGGCTCGGCCCCGAGCGTGGCGATCTCGGGCGGGGGCGGCTCGGGCGCGACGGCCACGGCGACGATCGGCTCGGGGGCGGTCACGGGCTTCACCGTGACGGCCGTGGGCTCGGGCTACACGTCGGCCCCCACCGTGGTTTGCACGCCCCCGGGCGGGGTGGGGCAGTCGGACGTCGGCACCTGCACGATGTCGTCGACCACGAGCGTCGTGGTGACCTCGAGCGGCACGCACGTCACGTGGGCGGCGGACTACTGGGACCAGACGAATACCGGCCACCTCGGGGTGGTCGTGCTCCGCTCCGACGTCCTCACCGACTACACCCAGATGTTCACGGCGCGGGTCATCGCCAACACGGCCATGGCCGCGGGCGGCCCCTCGACGTTCACCATCGACTCGCCGGCGCCGGCGACCTCCTACACCTCGTACCAGGTCTTCGGCACGGGCGGCGGCGCGGCCTTCGTCTATCGCCGCTACTCGGTCACCAACGCCGACATCGCATCGAGATTGGCGAATTACTTCCCCTATCCGACCGCGTACCGCAACTCCGACGGCACCTCCGCGACCCTGACCTCGACCCCCGCCGGCACGGTGTTCTACAGCCCGACCGGCTCCGCCCCCTACGAGCAGAGCGGCATCGGCGTGGCGGTCGACCCCAGCTCGGGGACCGTCTTGACGTCGAAGCCCACGGCGCTCGTGTTCTCGGCGGACGGCAAGACCGCGGTCCCGGTCGACGATTTCCAATGCTTCCTCCCCGTCCACCAGGGCGGATTGATGACCGTGTACCCGGCCGACGTCTCGGGCGTCCCGCAGTATGCCGGCACGGGCAACACGGCCCTGGGGCTGACGCGCACCAAGACGATCAGCTGCAACGACTGGCGCGACACATCAAATTCCGCGAACATGAACCTGATGGCCAGCGAGTACCTCGACAGCGTCAAGGACGTGGTGTACGAGGGCTCGATCAGCTACTTCGGGCTGCTCGCCTCGGCCCTGTCGATCGGCCACAAGCTCGACATCCCGGCCGGGTCCTACTCGACCGGCTGGGAGGCGATCGCGATCCCCGTGCTCGCCGTCGACCTGCGGTACCAGGAGCGGGGCGGGGCGACGTCGTTCGTGACGACCCTGAGCTTCAGCAACCGCCGGGCCCCGTTCAGCGGGGCGGCGCTCGTGCGGCCGGCGATGACCGGGCAGCCGTTCGGCGTCTCCGAGGCGCAGTCGCTCGGCGCGGGCCTGTCCTCGACCGTCGATCAGGTCCAGCACGCCGGCGGCCGGCTCGGCGGGGCGACGGGCACGGGCCTGGGGGCCCCGACGATCGCCGCGGGGTTCGGCGGGGGCGGCGACCTCGGGATCCCGCAGACCCTGGAGCAGGCCGGGGCGAATCCCACCGGGGGATACGCCGGGCCGGGCACCCTGGCGGATTACGGCGCCGACCCCACCGTCGGCTTCCTCGGAGGTGAGTGATGGCGGCATTCTGGGCCCGGTTGTTCAGCGGCGAGCGGCGTCTCGAGCGGTACAAGCGGCGGATCGACGACCTGACGCGGCAGGTCCGCGCGCTCCAGCAACAGCTCCTCGACCAGCGGGGGACGTGATCCGATGGCCGACCTGATGGGGCCGATGGAGCGTCGCCTGCTCGCCTGGGAGCGGGGGCTGATGCTCATGGACCGCGACCTGGCCGCGGTCGAGCGGCAGGCGGTCGCGCTCGGCCAGGGCATCTGGGACTCGTGGTCCGACGTCGCCGTGCCGACCGGTGTCCAGGCGCCGCCGCCGCCGCCGGCCACGGGGGGGCACGTCCCCGGCTGCTCGGCCGCGCTCGATGCGACGCTCTATTGCAAGGACCGCGGGCCCAACTCCGGGGTCGGCATGGGCGTCTCGATCTATGGCGCGGTCACGCTCAACTGGGACGGCACGAAGTGGGCCGGGTGCGTCTCGGGGAATTTCCCCGGCTTCCACTCGTCCTGCTCGGCCGTGACCGGGGTGGGGATCTTCTACGAGCTCTCGACCGGGGGCGTGTTCACGATGCGCTGGTATTCGCTCTTCCCGGCGACGACCGCCTGCCCGGCCGCGTCGTCGTGCTCCTCGACGCCGAACTGCTCCGCCAGCCAGTTCCTGGGGGTCACGGTCGACTCCTGCGTGCCGTTCGCGGCGCACCAGAACTGCGGCACGGGCGGCGGCTTCATCATCTTCGGCGACGCGGTCGACGTCGGGGTCCGGGTCGATT